ATTGAAAGTAGTGCATCAGGAGATCCAAACATGACGAGCCGCGCCGTTGCAGCGGATTGTGGCTGGGACTGTTTTAAGGAGGACGGCAAGTGAGCAAGAAGAAACCAAAGACGATTGATGCTTCCTGCCCCGTTACGTTGATGGGGTGCGAAGGAGAAGTGATCGTAGAGATGACTCCGACCGAGGCAGTTTCGATGCTCGAAAAGGCATGGCAGGAAAACAAGCGACTGCGGCAGGAGAACGCAACCATCACCGCCGAGCGCGACGCCTTGTTTGTATTGACCGACCGCCTCACCGCCGAGCGTGATGCGCTCCGCGCCGAGCGCGACGAGGCGCGGCGGATGTGGTGTGAAGCCGAAGCCGTAGGCAACTGCCTATCCGTGGATGACATGAAGCGACGCGCTCGTGCTGAAGCCAAGCGTCGAGAGTGGGACTGCTACAAGGAGGACGGCAAGTGAGCGATGACATCTGGCTTCAGCACGCCGGCGCCACCTGCCTCGGCCCGTCCGACATCCTCTCGCAGCTCATCTCTCGCTACGCAAGCAGCGCCGCGAAGGACTCCTCGTTCGCGGACAAGCGCGCCCTCCGTCAGACCATCGAGGAGATCGCCATGCTGCGCAGAGTCAACAAGGAGCTGCGCGAACGAAACACCCGCCTACTCTCCAAGATCCAGGAGCACGAAGCCCGTGAGTACTAAGCCACTCATCATCTCCCTCGACGTCGAGACCTACGGCGCCTTCTCCTGCTGGGACAAGGGCTCCGGTGCGTGTCCCGACCAGACCGTCTTCAACCCCGCCCTCTCCAAGCAGATCGACCGCGTCCACCTGCCGTGCCGCCTGGTCCCGCAGTGCGCAGTGACCATCGTCTCCGGCGAACCCTCGGACCCCACCGGCTGGGAACCGCAGGAGACGGCGGTCTTCGACATGTGCACCGAGCAGCACCTGGTCCTTGACCTGGTCCGCAAGGCAGACACCATCGTCGGATCGAACATCGTGTACGACCTGTCGTACCTGCGTGAGTTCTCCGGCTTCGCCTCGTGGCTCGTCGAGTACCCGCTGCCCACCCTGGTGGACACGATCATCCTGTCGTGGCTGCACTCCGGCACCCGCAAGGAACGCTCCCTGAAGGCACTCGGCCCCGCACTCGGCGCATTCGCCTACGACCGCACGCTCAAGGCCGGCAAGTTCCCGTTCCCCATGTGCGCCGACGCCATCAAGTACAACGCGCAGGACACGCACAATGCAGTGCTCGCAGCCCGCGCCCTGGCCCAGCGCATCCACGACGAGCAGGGTCGCAAGCTCACGCCGTCCGCCATCATGTTCCACTCCGACCGCCTGTGGAATATCCTCGACCTCTCGCACAACGGCCAGCACTTCAACGCCAACGAGCTGCGTTACGCCGCCGACAACCTGGCACACACAACCGCGGTGATCGGCGCCGAGCTCTACAAGTCCGAGATCTTCCCGTCCGGCGAGGGCAGTGGCTCCTCCCAATCCGCGCTGATCGACCGCGCCTCGTCCGCCGCAGCCGACTACATGCTGGAGCTGCACGACTCGCGCCTCCTCGAGTACTCCGACAAGAAGCGCAGCGTCCGCAACAACCGGGAGAACCGCAAAGTCCTGGCCGCCATCCTCCGTGACCGCAACCCCAACGACGCCGACGCCCAGCTCCTCGAGTACATCTCGACCTACGCCTCCGAGCACAGCATCGAGCAGGAGATCCGGAAGATCCTGTCCCAGCGGATCCACCGTGGCAACGACGAGTACATCCCGTCCGGCTGCTTCACCCTCGGCGACCAGGTCTCCTGCTACCCATCCTGGTACGGAGCCCCCACCGACGAGGGTGGCGTGCAGTCCGTGCGCCTGTCATGCCGGCGACCCGCAGCCCAGACCTGGTCCAAGGACATCCGCGAACTGATGACCGACCCCACCGGCCAGCGGGTGTGGCGGATGGACATGACCGCATTCGAGCTCCGCGTGGCAGCAGCCATCTCCCGCGACCGAAAGATGCGGGACTTCGCCTTTGCCCACGACCCGTACCTCGCCCTGCCCGGCGACCGCAACCTCGCCAAGACCGCCCTGCTGGTGGGCGTGAACGGCGGCGGTCCCGAGAAGGCGTGGCGCACCGCCATCGCCACGACCGGCAGGCTCATCACCCTCCCCGAAGTCCGTGCCCTGCCCATCTTCTCCGCCTGGCAGGACTACGCCAACACCCGCTCAACCTGGTTCGATGACGGCAAGGCAGGCAAGCTCCGCCTCATGGAAGCGGACATCCTCTACACCCACAGCCCAGCTCGCACCATCCACGACACCACCTCGTTCATGGTGCAGGGCACCTCGGCCGTGTTCATGACCATGATCCAGTCCCGCCTCATGCAGGACGCGCGCGACCAGTACCGCTTCAACCTCCAGCTGCACGACGAGCTGATCTTCACCACCAGCCAGACGAACCCGGCCGTAGTCCGAGAGACCATCGCCAAGTCCATCTTCATCTGGTCCAACGAACTGTTCGGAACGAGCCTGCCCTTCACCTTCAAGCTGTCGTACACTGAAGGCACAGGTGAAGCGCGAGTACACCATCCTTGTTGACGAGCGGGAGAAGAAGCCGTTCACCTTCCCCGAGCACATCGTCTGCCTGGATCCCTCGCGTGACCCGTGCCGTCAGTCGGGTATCACCGTCCGCATCCGCACCCAGAAGCGCACGCTCAAGACGGGTGACTACCAGATCGACGGAAACCCTGCCGTCGTCGAGCGGAAGGGATCCATCGACGAGATCACGCAGAACCTCCTGACCCCTGACGGCCGCCGCCGGTTCGCCGATTGCTGCCGCCGTCTCCGGGACGGCACTCCCCGCCCGCTCCTCCTCCTTGAGGGGCTGGTGGGGATGCCTGAACCCAAGGCAGGAAAGCCCCACCCGGGTCTTGCGATCGACGCCCTAATGCGTATCCTGCAGGAGTACGCCATCGGTCTCATGGTCCTCCCCACCGGCACGGCAGGCCAGCGCAGGGCTGCGGGTGAATGGACCGCCAGGTGGCTCATCACCCAGGACGACCATGTCATACGTCACACTCACGACCGACGCGAAGAACTTCCACCTGGCATCGTTCACGGCGGGGACCGCAGCGACCGCACCAGTGAAGACGCTGACTGCGACGAAGCCGGTGTCGGGATCGGGCAGCACGGTGTTCGGCGCGAGTCTGAACTACCTGAAGCTGAAGATCTACAGCAGCGCTAACACCGCATCGCAGAACTTCTACGTCTTCGGCTGGAACTACGTACAGGAGAACAACGCGTACGTTCCGCAGCTCCTCGCCTACGTCCAGGGATCCGTCTCAACCTCACAGCAGACCGGGCTTCCTGGAATCGGAAGCGCATACGAGATGACCTCTTGGAGTTTGGTGCAGGGCGATGCCAAGCTGTTCGTCGGCGCAACCACTACTACGCCGGGCGGTTTCATCCTTGTCGACACACTTGGCTGCGAGTACATCGAGTTCTACTCGTACGCCAGCAGTGGCACGCCCACCATCTCCGTCCTGCACGCAGGTCTCTGATGCGTGAGCGAATCTACTACTCCTTCCAGCAACCGTTGGTGCGCGGCGATCGCACACGCCTGATGCGCCTTCGCGATGTCACGCCCACCACTTCCAACTGGCGAAACGTAGCAGCAGCAGCAGGAAATACAGCACAGTCTGACGTGATCCAGATGGTCGGCACGACCAACCAGATCACGCTCGGTGTCAGCATGACTTCCGCGATCGGCCTTACAGGGATTGCATACGTCTCGGTAAACGCAGACAAGACCGGCGTCATCAACAGTGTTCAAATCCCCGACACCCCAAGCGCATTCATCAACTGCACTCCAGGAACCCACGTCTGGTTTGAGTTCAACAGCACGTTTGCTGCAAGCAGCACGGTGACTGTTCGACAGCAGCTGGTTGGCGCAGCAACGCTTGACACCTTCAACGTAAACTACACCTGACCATCATGAGCACACCCACCATCCGAGCGTCCGGCTCCATCCCCGCATACGCGTGCGTCAAGATGACAAGCACCCCTGGATTCGTGTCTGTTGCAACCGCCGCGACCGACACAATCTTCGGCGTCAACGGATCAAAGGAAGTGCCGAATGGAGAACCGGTTGAACTTCAAACTGAAAGTCTTTTGCAGGTGATTTCCGGCGGAACAATCAGTGCAGCAGACTTGCTTGTTGCGACTACTAGTGGGGCAGTAGTAGTTACAACTTCAGGAAGCGGACAACTTGTTGCGCTTTCTGGATCAACATCCGGACTTACATTTACAGCGCAACGCGTTGGTTCAATTGACGACAGCAATAATGTTCTTGATATTGCAATTTCAGGCACGGTGGCGAATGGATTGAACTACACGTTCAACTCAGGCATCAACACCATCACTCCCACCGGGAGTAGCGGTTCAAACGCGAACACCATTTCCGGTGGCGGCAACAGCGCAAACCCAAACCTGATTCTGAATAGCGCATCCGACCCAACGTGCGCCTATCGCACTATCAGCGGTGGCTACGACAACGTCATCGGAAGCACTAATACGGGTGACGGCGCGATTGCCAGCACCGTGTCCGGTGGAGCGCACCAGCGCATCCGCAGGCCCACGGACACCTTGGACGCCCCGAATCCCGCGCTGTCCGGGCTGAACGCCGTTCCGACTACGGCATCCCTGTCCCTTGATCAGCCCGACCACGGAACGATCGGTGGTGGTTCGTACAACGCCATCCGGAACGGCAACTATGGCACAATTTCGGGCGGCGAGAACAACACCCTGATGGGTGAAAATGCAACCTACAACACCGCGCAAGGAGCCACGATTGCAGGCGGTGGAATCAATCTTGCAAGCGGAAACTATGCAACGATTGCCGGAGGCATTTACAACAAGGCGCAACAGATTTGGTCTTCCATCTGTGGTGGCTACGAGAACTACATCCAGATCCTAGATGCCACGTTGTTCAGCAACAACAGCGCGGTCATCGGTGGCGGAAAGCAGAACCGCATCTACAACGGAAGTTCCGCAACCATCGGTGGCGGTGTGTCTAATGCCATTGGTGCCAGCGGCGACGCGGCCAACGACAGAGGTACTGGATCAACCATTTCGGGCGGCGATACCAACACGATTGGAGCAAACGGAACAACGGCGCGATATGCGTCTGTTACGGGCGGCCAGCTGAATACAATCAATGCTTGGTGGGGAACTACCCTTGGCGGCTACAACAACCTGGTCAGCCCGAGTTCCTTCCCCAACGGTGAATACTCGGTGGCTATGGGACGAGATGCCGAATGCCAGCATCACATGACGGTGTGTCAGGGTGGCGGAATCTTCACCGGAGCGGTGCGCGGCAGCGCCCAGACACAGACCACCGTCCTAAAGGTTTCCACATCCAACGCCACGACAACGGCTCTTCAGGTTGGCGGTGGCCCCGCAAACGCTGGTGAATTGGCCATGCCTTCGGACTGCCTGTGGGGATTCCGTGTCATGGTCGTTGGCCGTCAGACCAACGCCAACACGAACTGCGCGTGGGAAATCACTGGACTCGCAACCAACGACAGCGGCACCGCTGCGATTGTGGGAACGCCTACCGTGACGGCGCTGAACACGGTTCCGAGCGGATGGGGTAGCCCAACCGTTAGCGTCAGCACCACTCGGTTGGTTTTCAACGTAACTGGACACGCATCAAACACGATTCGATGGGTTGCTCGAGCAGAAATCACCCAAGTAATTTCGTAATCAGCCCAAAACTTCTTTGGAATATAGCTGGATAAGAAATGACCGTAGAGCAGAACAACATCGTCAAGCTGTCGCTGCGCGATTGGGTGGGCATCATCGGCGTAGCACTCACGCTGCTGACCATCCTTGGCGGCGGGTACCTCACGCACGACCGCTTGCTCATGCGTCTGGTGACCCAGCAGGAGGCGATCAATGCGCGGCTGGATAAGATTGACCGCCAGCTTGAGTCTCGCAACTAGCCTGCTGGTGGGGTGCAGCGAGCTCGCCAAGGTGAGCCGCAACGCAACTGCCATTCAGGCTGAGTCCCAGGCTCTCATCGACCACGGCATTGCCGTCGGCGACAAGGAGGTGGTGACTCGTGCCGAACGAATCAATGGCCTGGCTGGCGATATCCATGGCAGCATTCCTCATCTGGAGGACCGAACACCTGCTTGGCTATCGACGCTGTGGTGGGTTGCTGCTGCCGTGGCTCTCGTGGCTATCGCGGTCATTCTCTGGCAGACAGGCCTCGGTACCGCAGTCCGCATCGCCATCGGCTGGATTCCACGCAAGAAAGTCATTGACGCGGACCTCGCTTCGGGAATGCTCAACCCTGACAAACCTGAGGATGCGCGCGAATATGTCGCTGCGCGGCGTGCATCCGACCCCGAGTTCGACGCTGCGTGGCGACGCCTTCACAAGAAAGATTCGCAATGATCCTCGCTGACTTCTCCTCGTTCCTCGGTTCCCTCTGGTTCGCCGGCATGCTCGCCCTGGTGGGCTTCGTCGGCGGCTGGTTCCTCTGCAAGAAGTACGGCTCGAAGCTCTGAGTGAAGCAAGTACTTCACCCAGCCGGACGACAATGAGTGCGCGGGCGGGTCGCGTGGTGCGCCGCCCGCGCACTCTCATTTCCATCCTCAGGAGACACCCCATGCCACCCGAAACAGACACGCCTAAGGTCCCCACCAGCGGAGGTAAGGATGCCGCCGAGTGGCTGCACTATCACGGCCTCGCGCCTCGCAGCGTGGGTATCCGCTCGTCCGACTACCGCTCGCTCCGTACCTGCCCGTTCACCTGGTACCTCTCCCGCCGCCTCGGCCTGGTGAAGGCATCCAAGTACAGCGCCGCCCTGTCCCGTGGATCGTGGGCCCACCTTGCCTTCGCCGCGTACTGCCTGCGCAAGGACCGGGAGGCCGCGCTCGAGATGTACGACAACGCCATCGAGCTGCGCCTCGAGGAGCTGCGCCGATACGGCAAGTCCGCCGGCCAGTCCTCCGAACTGGTCCGTGAGATCCTCGCCCGCGAGGAGAAGGACGCGCGTACCGCGTGGGCCTGGTTCTCCGCTGCCATCCAGGTCTCGTTCCGCCCCGACGGCGAAGGCCCCACCGGCAAGCTCGACGGGTGGCTGCGCGCCGTGAACGTCGTGGCACAGGAGCCGATGCTCCGGTACCAGGACTGCGTCATCCAGCCCGACGCGCTCATCACCTTCCCCAAAGATCCCGACACCCTCTGGATCGTGGACTTCAAGACCACGAGCGCAAGCCCCGTCGACCGATTGCAGGCGTGCCCCATCGAGTTCCAGACGCAGCACTACTTCCACGTCATGAGCCAACTGCCGCTCTCCGAGTACTCCGCCAAGCGGGTGGGGGGCGTCATCCACATCGCCGTGCAGAAGCCCACCATCGAGTTCGGCATGAAGGACCGGGCCTACACGCTGGACACCAGCCCGCTCAAGTCGGGTCCGCGCAAGGGCGAACCGCGCAACGAGAAGATCTATCTCGGCGAACCCGACCCGCACTTCTACGAGGGCCGCTGCTACCAGTGGTATGTCGGCGAGGACGAGTACCTACATCTTGCGCCCGAGCGACTGACGAATCCGTGCGTCAACATTTCCTTCACGTCATCGACGCATTTGCTTGATTCCAAGCTGGTTTCGCAGTACAATTCGCGCCTCGAGTTCTGCCGTTCATATGCGAACCGCGAACCCTATCCGGACAACTTCGAGATGGGCGACCCGATTCAGGGCACTGGCACGCCNAGCGCGTACATGCCCTTCATGCTGACGGACCCGGTCGTGTGGCCGGACGTCGTGCGCGGNGAGAACTTCGTTCAACGGGACCGCGATGATGCGGTGCCCGAGGGAGACATTGCATGAGCAGACCCCATCCATTCATGCAGTTTGAGCAGGAGATCCTCGAGTCCGTCATCGCCCCGAAGATCGCGGAGATCGTCAGGCGTTGCGGCGAGAACATCGAGTCCCGCTCCTCGCTGCTCCTCCTCTTCAACGAGAACCACGGCACGAACATCACGATGGCCACCTTCTCCGAGTGGTGCGAGAAGCTGAACATCAAGTTCGAGCGGAAGGTCGTCGTGAGCATTCCCGGCTACAGACCGGCTGCCCGCGAGGTCCAGCCCGTCAGCCAGGACTCCGCCGACGACTCGGTCGAGGCGCAGTTCGACGAACCAATCAGCATGCCGGATGTTCCGGCGACCTTTGTGGCAGGCGAGAGGATGGTCCTGCCCGGCGGTATGCGTGCACCCACATTCCTCGATTGAGGCATCATCATGACACATGCCCTTGCAACCGGTAAGACAATTGCTTCCAAGTACCCTTCCCTCGGCTCTTCGGTGGTCACTGGCCGCGTCCCTCTTGGGCGCATGCTCGGTCTGGTGGTTGGCGAAGCGGGCGCTGGAAAGTCGTTCCTGCTCCAGTCCAATCCCAATGCCTTCATCATCAACCTGGACGAGACGCCGGCGGTCTGCCCCACCAGCGAGGCAGTGATGTGGCCGACGCCGGGCGCTGACGGTCGGGCGCAGGACGAGCGGGGCAACCCCATGGTCCTGTCGTGGAAGCTCGTCGAGGAGAAGCACAAGCAGCTCGTCGACCTTGCCGTCCGCAACCAGCCGCGTCCAGAGACCGTCGTCATCGACACGCTCGGTGCCGCGATCCGCCTGCTCCGTCCGCACATTGCCAGCCTGTACGGTCGGGAGAAGTTCACCGACGTCGACGGCCGGCTGGGCTGGGANCGCCTGTTCGACACCCTGATCGAGTTCGGCTCGTCGCTGCGCCGGCACGGTTACGGAGTCTTCTACATCGCGCACCTGTCCCGAAAGCACATCCCGCTCTCCGAGAACCAGCACGTCGAGGAGTACAAGATCCTCATCTCGGACGGCCTGTATGCCCGCATGTTCCCCATGTTTGACCTGGTTGTCCCCATCACCACCACCTGGGATGTCGTCGAGGAATCCCGCGAGGTCGAGGTGAAGGTCGGCGACCGAGTCATCAAGAAGAACAACGTCACCAGCAAGAAGGTACGACAGCACTTCGCCACGTTCTCGAACCCCAAGCTCGAGGGCATCGCGAAGGTCCGCACCATGCAACCGATGGAGACACTGAAGCTCCCCACCGAAGCTGCATGGGCAACCCTTCAGGCTGCTTACGATGCGGCGAACGCGCCCCGCTGACGCGGGGGGCGCGCTCGCCTTCCTTCTCACGTTCCGTGTTTCACTTCTCACCCCTATTCGGAGTTTGCTATGCCCATTGACAACAAGGTCAAGACCGTCTTCGCCGCCCTCAACAACAACTTCCAGTCCGTTCAGGCTGACTCGGGTCTCGGCTCGCTCGGCTGGTGGCCGGAGGAAGGCAACCACGACTGCCTGGTCACCGACGTGAACATGCAGGACAGCACGTTCAAGCAGAAGGACGGGCAGACGTTCCCCGGCTTCGAGATCCAGTTCTCCTACCAGCTCATCAACGACCCCGGTCAGGACGAGCCGCGCCGCTGGATGGGTGCCCCGATCCGCCTCCCCGCGGACATGGGTGCCCTGACCGACAACGGCGCCAAGACTCGGGCC